GTTTTGGGAAATCAAGCAGTCGAAAGAACCGACAAGACTGGAATTGTACATCTATTCGGACGTAGAGGGTGACAGCTACGACTGGTGGGGTGACAGAATCCCATCGGAAACATCTGCAAAGTCGTTCAGAAATACATTAGCAAGATACCCGGACGTGAAGAACATTGATATTTACATCAACAGTTACGGCGGTAGTGTGATGGAGGGCACGGCAATTTACAATCAGTTAAAGCGCCATTCCGCATACAAGACAGCCTACATTGACGGATTCGCGTATTCCGTAGCATCTGTGATTGCAATGGCAGCGGATAAAGTTGTAATGCCGAGAAACACGCTCATGCTGATTCACAATCCGTGGTTTGTCACCAGCGGTGATGCCGCCGAACTGCGCCGAGCCGCAGACGAACTGGACACCTACGCCGAAGCTTCACGGCAGGCGTACCTTGCAAAAGTCGGCGAAAAGCTTACGGAAGAAAAGCTCACCGAAATGATGAACAAGGAAACGCTAATGACCGCAATGCAGTGTGTAGAATACGGATTTGCGGACGAGCTGGCGGATTACGATGCGGATATGTCGGACGCTGCGAAGATTCTGGAGCAGGCAAAGAAGAACGGCGTTAAGCAGTTGAGCAACAGGCTCGAAAAGGCATTAGCACTTTCGAGAAATCCCGAACCTCATGAGCCTAATGCGCCTCACGAGTCTGAACCAAGTCCCGACGATTCGGGAGAAAAAGCAGTTGGCTTATTTGAAAAATTTTTAAATCTGAAAGGAGAAGTTTAATATGCCTATCAATTTAGGAAAACTGGAATCCCGCAAAAAGGATATTATGCAGAAGCTGAAGGACGGAATTCAGCAGAACAACGGCGAGGCAATGAGCGCCGCTATGGAGGAATGGAGCGAGGTCGTTTCGGAATGCGTGCTCGCGGAGGCTAAGGGCATTGTCGGCGCTGCCGATTCGCAGATTCTTGCGGCTCGCGGTTGCCGACAGCTCACGAGCAAGGAAAATGAGTATTACGGAAAGCTCATTTCGGCGTGCAAGAGCAGCAACCCCAAGCAGGCGGTGGAGAACATCGACGTTGCTTTCCCCGAAACAGTTATCGACTCCGTAATGGAGGACATTGAAAGCAAGTACGAGCTTTTGAACGCAATCGACCTGAGAAACACCACTCTGCTCACGAAGTGGATTGTAAACAAGCAGGGTAAGCAGAAGGCTGTATGGGGCGAAATCAACAGCAAGATTGAGGAAGAGCTTAAGGCTTCCATCGACATAATCAGTCTTAATATGTACAAACTTTCTGCGTTCATGTACATTGAGGAAGATATGCTCGACCTCGGACCGGTATGGGTTGACAGATACGTCCGCGCAATTCTTGTTGACGCGCTTGCTTGCGGAGCTGAGGACGGAGTTATCAATGGTGACGGCAAGACAACGCCTATCGGTATGATTCGAGACGTTTCCGAAAGTGCGGCAGTAGTAGACGGAAAGTATCCCGAAAAGACGGCAACCAAGGTAACAAATTTTGACCCTCAGACATACGGCGGACTTCTCGCGACACTGGCTAAGTCTCCGACAGGCAAGGTAAGAGCGGTAACGGACGTTATCCTTGTTGTAAATCCGTTCGATTACTTCAAGCTGGTAATGCCCGCGACCACTTTACAGCTCGCCAACGGCACATATGCCAACAACGTGCTGCCGTATCCTACGAAGATTATCCAGTCTACGGAAGTCGCAGAGGGCCAGGCTATCCTCGGCATGGGTAAGCGTTATTTTCTCGGCGTGGGTACCGGCAAGAACGGCAAGCTTGAAAGCAGCGACCAGTTCCGGTTCTTGGACGATCAGAGGACTTATAAGATTAAGCTTCACGCGTCCGGAAAGCCTATCGACAACAATGCTTTCCTACTGCTTGATATTTCCGGACTTGAACCTCTTGCTTACAACGTTAAGACTACTACAGCTACAGCAGCAAGCGAATAAAAGGGTGAGATAAATGGAGCGATTACAGACCGTCAAGAATTATCTTGATGTTACATGGGAAGACTCAAAGACCGATGATAAAATAGCGGGCATTATCAAGCGAGCGGAAAATACACTCTGCAATTACGCCGGAGCGCAAATCAGCTTTTTTGAGGGTTCGGAAGAAGAACAGCTTTTATTCGACTTGTGCCGCTACATATACAATCACGCATTTGAAGAATTTAAGGTGAATTTTCGAGACGATCTGATTATGCTCCGCGCCAAGTACAAGGTTGAAACCATGGAGGAAAGCGATGAAACGGACGAAGATTCAGACGTTTAATAGCGGAATTTGCAGTATTTACAAAATCGGCAACAACGATGTTCTTTCACTGAAAATCGGCGGTATACGTTTTGACGATCGCACGGTAGGTTCTGAGCGATTCTTCAAAGCGGCAGATTTTCAGCTGAAAGCGAGTAAAATGATTCGTATTCCGTTTATCGACGAGCCAAAAGCGAACGATATAATTGTTATCGGCGAAAGCCAGTACAACATGATTCAGGTGCAAAGTATTTACGACACGTACCCCAAGTGTTGGCAAATCACGCTACAGGAAATCAAGGAGGCTAATCGCTATGACATTTGAAAAAATGCTGGACGAAATCGGAATCCAGTACGCCGAGGTTGAATTTTCGGGCGCGGTTTCGCCACCTTACATGGCATACATCCCGAGCAGTGAAATGATTTGCGCCGACAGCACGGACGTTTTCGAGAACGAAACAATCAGGCTTGAACTGTACCGATCACGCAAGGACAAAGCCTCTGAAAAGGCTGTTGAAAACGTTCTGGACAGTCACGGAATCGCATACAGCAAAGAGCGTGTTTGGATTGGCGGCGATCAGCGCGTTTACCAAGTGGCATACAGTTTTGATTTCAACTTGGACGAGGATGAGCAATAATGTCGGGAAAAATAACTGGCTACGATGCGGATTTGATTATGAAAACGCTTACGGCGTACAGCGATGGTGTCGGCGAAACGATAAAAGCTGAGGCAAAAAAACTGGCAAAACAAGCTAAAGAAGAGCTGAAAAGCAGTTCTCCGAAAAGTAAAAAGGACCGAACCCACTATGCCGACAGCTGGAAAGTGAAGACAACCGAGTACACCGGAAAAATCGAAGTAACAGTTTACAATGAAAAAAAGCCTGGGCTTACGCATTTGCTGGAATATGGCTATATAAACAGCCAAACCGGAAAGCGCGTTCCGGCAAAAAAACATATCGAGCCCGTGCAGGAACAGCTGAACAGCGATCTTGAGCAAGCCTGCAAGGAAATCATTGAAAACGGTGGAAAACTGAAAAAATGACAAGAGAATTTATATTCGATTGGAGGAATAAAAAATGGGTAAAAAGAAAAAGGCAAAATTGAAAAGAGGCATAAAACATATTGCGTATGCAATGCTTGACATTGCCGAGGACGGAGCGGTACAGATTGGCTCGCCGGTGTATCTTCCTACATTGGAATCGGGCGGCAGAAACTATTCGGCAGACCCGCGCGGAGACAGCCAGAAGATTTACGCGGATTCTACCGCTGTATACGGCGATACCGTAAACGACGGCTACGATATTAAGCTTACGCTGTTGGCGGTAACGGACGATGTAAACGAGGCGTGGCTGAACGAGCAGAAGGACGATAACGGCATTGCCGAATATGCAGACGGTGAGGAGCTGCCGTACTTTGCGCTCATCATTTCGGAAGATACGACAGACGGTGCAGGACAGACCACGATCTACTACTATTGCCAGTGCTCCGGCAGACCGAGCGAGAGCGGTAAGACAGGCGAGGGCGGAACATTCGATTTTGAATTCCCCGAATATCCCATCGTTGCATCGCCGCGCCCTGAAGACAATCTTGTGCGCTATAGGATTCCGGGAACGGATAAGCTAAAAGAAGTTCCCGTCCCTAAGAAAGCAACAGCTGAAACAGCTAATGTATCCACGGAAGCCGCAGAGGGGTAATGAATAAATGAATAGGTCGATAAATATTTGCGGTAATGACGTCACGCTTAGTGCGTCCGTTTACACGCAGATTTTGTACAAGAATACATTCGGGAGAAATTTAATATCGGATTTAAACCGTGCCGGCAGACTTTCGGACGAAATTGCGCTGAAAGATTACGACGATGAGGAAAAGGTGGGATTAAGCCTTGAAGAATATCACGAAAAATCCGGGGAAATTGATGTGATTTATTTGCAGATTCTCTGGACTCTTGCAAAAGAAGCCGATTCTTCTCTGCCTGCCTTTGATAAGTGGCTCAAATCCATTGAGCATATTGATATGTTCGATGTGATTCGCACGGTAACGGCGGTAATCACTGAAAGCATGACGGTCGACCGAAAAAACGCATAAGGGGCGGTAATGATGAAAGCGGAGAGAACACCTGGACAGTCGAGGAACTCTCCGCTTTACTGCTCGATATGGGTCTGACTGTGCATGACTTTCACGATATAACGATGGGAATGGCGGTAAACATGCTTGCGGCACGTTCAGACATGCTTGCGCGCCGAGCGGGCATTGAGGTAAACGACCCCGAGGAACAGTACCGAAATCTAAAATCCAGCGAGGCGGAGATTGACGAACTGTATAAACGTGGGGAAATTCCAGAGGATAGGTATAGGAAATATAAAAATGCGCTTGCGCAGTGGGAGGAGAATTAGCCGTGGCGAGCAAAATCAAGGGTATTGTAGTTGAAATCGGTGGTGATACATCGGGACTGACGAAGGCATTAAGCGACGTTGACGGCAGTCTGAAATCAACGCAAACGCAGTTGAACAAGGTTGAAAAGGCGTTGAAGCTTGACCCGACCAATGTCGCGCTTGCCGCCGAAAAGCAGAAGCTATTGCAGGAGCAGGTTTATCTTACGTCCGACAAGCTGAAAATGCTGGAAGAAAATCAGGCAAAGGTAAACAAGGCATTTGCGGCTAATGAGAGTTGGGAAAAGCAGTACGCCCCTATAAAGCAGGCGATTGACGAAACGCGCGAAAAGCTCAAAAAGCTACAGAGCCAGGAAGAGGAATATAAGGAAAAACTGGCAAGCGGTAAAATCAGCACCGAGGAATACGAAAACTATCAAAAATCGGTAGAGGAAACACGGAGCAAGCTGAAAGATTTGCAGAGCCAGAAAAAAGAGTTAGACGATTCTTTCGAGGATGGGCATATTAATGCCGATCAGTACCTCGAATACACTATTGAGCTTGAAACAACGCGCGCAAAGCTGAAAACTTTAGGAGATAAGCTTGAAGATACGTCCGAAAGCATTGACGACGTTGGGGACGAATCGAAAGAGACGAGCGAGCAGATAAAGGACATGGGCGACCAGTCGCTAAAAGCCGGAGATATCATGAAAGAATCCATCGCGGCGGAGGCGATTATAAGCGGTGTAAAGCAGATTGCAGAGGCAATCGAAGAAGTTTCAACGGCGGCAATTGAAGTCGGTTCGGAGTTTGAAGCTTCAATGTCGCAGGTCGGAGCAACCATGGGATTGACCGCCGATGAAATCAAAAACGGCAGCGATGCGTATGAAATGCTGGAAGATGCGGCAAAGGACGCAGGCAGTTCAACGAAATACACGGCGTCTGAATCTGCCGAGGCTCTCAACTATCTTGCATTGGCGGGATATGATGCAGAAAAATCTGTTACCGCGCTTCCGTCCGTTCTGAGATTGGCGCAGTCGGGAGGAATGGACCTTGCGACCGCCTCCGACATGGTAACGGACAGCATGTCCGCGCTCGGACTGGAAACGGATAGTCTCGACAATTATATCGACCAGATGGCGCGAACCTCGCAGAAATCCAATACAAGCGTTTCACAGCTCGGAAATGCCGTACTGGAATGCGCCGGAACGGTCAAGAGCACCGGACAGTCCGTCACAACGATGAATGCCGAATTGGGCGTGCTTGCAAACAACGGTATCAAGGGCGCAGAGGGCGGAACGCACCTGAGAAACGTTTTGCTTTCGCTGACTGCACCAACGGACACGGCAAAGGCGGCTATGGACGACCTCGGTCTGAGCGTTTCAAATTCGGACGGCAGTATTCGCGATATCAACGATATTATGTCCGATTTGAACGGTACGCTTAAATCAATGTCGGACAGCGAGAAAACCAATGTTCTAAACGAAATTTTCAACAAAACCGATTTGAATTCCGTAAACGCTCTGCTCGACGGCACAAACGGCAGTTTCAGCACGCTAAAAACACAACTTGAACAATGCGATGGCGCGGCTTCTGATATGGCTGACACCATGAACGACAACTTCAAGGGCAAAATCACTGAGGCAAAAAGCGCATTGGAATCTGTCGGCATTTCGATTTACGGCAAATTTGAACAGCCGCTGACATCAAGCGTTGAAAAAGTTACAGACAGAATTTCGGATTTCCGTGATTCAATTGAAGACGGCGAATTGTCCGATGATTTTGATAATCTGGCAGACGGCGTCGACAATCTGACCGATTCTGCGCTGGACATGGCGGAAGATGTTCTGCCGAAAGTTATCAATCTTCTCGGCTGGATTATCGACAATTATAAGCCTATATCTTATGGCTTAACCGCTATCGGCGGGGCGATGGTAATCAATAAGGGCATTAAGTCGATAGAAGCGGGCATTACCGCTATGAAAAATCTGAAAACAGCGCTGACAGCCGCAAAAACAGCCTCAGACGCCGCCAATAAATCAATGGAATCAAACCCGTATCTGTTGATTGCGGAGGCGGCGATTACAGCCGGAGTAGTAATTAAGGGATTTATCGACAAGCATACCGACGCTATCGACGAAACGCTTAGCGAGTACGACACACTGACTGAAAAACAGCGTGATTTTGTGGATTCGTGCGAAGAATTTAATCAGTCTATTGCGGACAGCCGTACCGAAAGGCAAAAATCTGCAAGTGATTTGGACGATGAAATCGGCACATACAAATCACTCACCGACAAGCTGTATGAGCTGGACGATGCGGAGCAACTAAGTGCATCGGACAAGGCAGAAATGGCGGCTATCGTTGAACAGCTGAATGAAGCAATACCGGATTTAAATCTTGCACTCGACGAAGAAACCGGACATCTGATTAATCAGCGTGACGAAATCGACAGTCTGATTGAAAGCTACGAAAAACAGGCTAAGGCGCAGGCGGCGCAAGAAAATCTTGTTGAGTTGTACAAAGAACAGTTCACGGCAGAAAAGAATTTAAAACAAGCAGAATTAGAGAAGCAGGGCGCGATTAACAAGCGGAGCGAACTGCAATTAAAGCTAAATTCACTGCAAAACGAATATAACAAGCTATACAACGATACAAGCAGTTCTCTTTCGAGCAGCGAACGTGAAAAACGGTTGAACGAACTGCAAAATCAAATTAAGCAGACCACCTCCGACATTAATGATCAGAAAAACACCGTTGGAGAATTAAGCGGCGCATACGATACAGCAGTATCCGCTATGGACGGAGTAAACAGTGAAGTCGACGAGATGACTAAGATTATCGCCGAAAACACCGACGGCGTAAGCGACAACACGAAAGCACTCGACGATCAGGGGAACAAGCTTAACGACCTTTCAGGCGTTGCAAGCGATGTTGTATCAGACGTAAGCTCCAGTATTGCCGAAATCTCGGACGAGACGAAATCGTCCATTGAGGATATGATTAGTTCATACCGTGATGCAGTTGATTCGCGATATGATACAATCACCGGCTCTTTTAATTTCTTTAGTGGCATGTCGGACGATGTTGGAAAATCCAAAGACGTTCTAATTTCCAACATGAACGACGCCCAAGGCGATATGACAGACTGGGCGAACGGCATAGAATATCTATCCGGCAGGGTCTCCGACACGCTTGTTCAGGATTTGGAAGACGCAGGTCCGAGCTCGGTTCAGGCGGTTCGTGCGCTATGCAGTATGACCGACAGCGAGCTTGAAACATACTCCAAGAACTACGATGATGCATTTTCGCAAGCGAGAACGTATGCCGAAACACAGATGGATAAGCTTCGCACGGAAACTGCAAGTCAACTTCAGGGGTTGATTGACGATGCAACCGGCTTTAAAATTCCGTTAAGTGTGGCTTTCGAAGCGCTTGGTGAAGATGCGGGAGACGGCTACATTGAAGGTTGGATGTCTAAAATCTCAGCCATACAAACGGTTGCCAACAGTGCAGTAAATGCCGCACTTACGGCTGTTCAGCTTGCGCAGGACAGCCATTCGCCGTCGAAAAAATTCAGAAAGCTTGGCGTGGACGCCGGCGCTGGATATGCGGGCGGTATCGACGACGAGGCAAAAGAAGTTTACAAGAGCGTGTCGAGCATGGTAAACAACGCATTGAAAGCAACGTCCGGCGCGGACAGATTTTCTCTTATAAGCAATTCCGGACTTAGTGAAGACCTCGGATACATCAATGCGAACATGTCGCGGATTATTCCTCAGTCTTCTGCTGAATTGGAAGATACGACAGTAAACAAGCGTAATTCTTCGACAAGCAGTAAAAAAAGCGGGCTTCCGGAAACAGCAAAGTTCAGCATAAACATTGACGGAAAAACTTTTGCAACAGCAGTCGCACCGTTCCTTGATATAATCAACGGACAGAATATAAATTTGGCTTCGAGAGGTGTAACAATATGAGAACTATAAAATTCAATGGGAAAAATTCGTTTGAAAATTTTCGGTTGCTTTTAGCTCCCCCGCCTGAAACAAATATAGGCTCTCCTGTACCGAGGGTAACACGCTGTACTGTTCCGTTCATGGACGGTACGTATGATTTTTCAAAGATTGACGGCGAAATGCATTACGAAGACAGAACGCTGACCTATGCCTTTCGTGTTCACGGCGAAAGCCGAGCGGACATTGAGCAAAAGTGCAGTGATGTGAGGGAATGGCTTACAAGCGCAGTAGGTGCGGAACTGTACGACGACGATTTTCCTGAATATCATTTTACCAACGTTACAGCATCGGCATTCGGTGATTTGGAATATGTTTCACGAAACGGTCGCAACGCTACTTTCATTGTTACGTTTTCCGCCGCCCCCTACATGGTATGCAATTCGGGCAAAACGGTAACAGCATTTGAATTAACGCCCACGGTGTCGGCGATGGAGTACTATTTATACCGCGACACAAACCGTGTGTACTATGCGCGATACAACAGCGGCGAACCGATTTACTACAAGGAAGGCGGAATTGTCGCGGAGGTTTCGCAGTCGTCATATAATCATGGAATTATTGTGGACGCAAAGCTCTCGGCGGCGGATTACGACCATGAAATTCTGGAAGTGCCGAACGAGGGTTTACAGCAGTTTGTGCTGATTGACGGCGTTGAAACAGAACCCGAAATCAGCGGGGAAAACAATTCGATTTTCGTGATTACGGCGGAAAACGCAGAGATCACAATCAGGCATGTTTTCGACGGCACAAAGACCGACGACGAAATTGCGGCAATGCACTCTTCGCTGATTCATACAGCGGCTGGCGCGGGAATCGGTGCTGAAAATTTGGCGTTTAAAATTTTGTCGGACGGAGTGCCGAGCGTTACGCTTGGCGGCAAAAAATACCTGAACAGTCTGCCAATTGAGAACGGATTAAGCCTGATAACGATTTCCAACAGCAAAGACGAAACGGTTTCGTTTATTTACGACAGCCGTAAAAGGAGGCTGTAATGTATAAGGTTGTAATTGAAAATGACGGCGAAAAGACCGTTATTTTCGCTCCCGACAGCAACACTGCAAAGATTTACGGCGGTGTCTGCAAAGACGAAATCAGCGCGATTCCGTCGTTTTCTTTCAACATCTATCCGAATAATCCCGCATTTTCAACCGACGGCGGAGATTTGCTGAAATCGCAAATTACAAAAATTACGGCGCATGATTTGTCGGAAGATTCTGATATTTTTATAGGGCGCGTGCTTACTGCTCAAAGCAGTATGGACGAACAGGGTAATTTGTGCAAAAGCGTAGTCTGCGAGGGCGAAATGGGTTTTTTGTGCGACACGGTACAGCCGCATAAAACCTACGCGAGCGGCACGCTTTCAACGCAAATTTTTAACGCCATAATTGAAAATCACAACAGCCATGTCGGCAGTGACAAGCGTTTTGAATACGGCGAATGCGAGCTTGCAGGGTTGCCCGAAGCGTTCACAATCGACTATGAAACGACGTTTGAAACATTGCAATCAATTTTCTGCAATCTCTTCGGCGGCGAAATCCGTGTGCGGCACGTCGGCGATACACGCTATCTCGATTTTGCAATTCAGTTCGGCGAATATTCGCAGACAAAAATACGGCTTTCGGAGAATCTGAAATCAATCACGCAGACGAAAAGTGCGGAAGGAATTGTTACACGGCTGTATCCTCTCGGCGGAACGAAAAGCAACGGCGAACGGCTGACGATTGAGACAGAGGGCGGCAATGCGGGCGGAAAAACCTACATCGAAAACGCGGATTTGGTGAAGAAGTACGGCATTATCGAACAGGTGGTAATTTTTGACGATATTGTCGGCGAGGGAAGCGAGGAGCATGCCGCGGCGGTCAAGCTGTACAACAAGGGCGTGAAATATTTTGAAAGTCTGGCGGCTGAAACCGTGCAAACGCAGTTGACGGCTCTGGACTTAGCGAAAGCGGGATACGATTTTGAATCGTTCAAGCTGTACAACACCCATGCGGTTTACAATCCGCTTTTGGGAATTTACAGCGATTTGCGGATTACGGGAATCAGTACGGACATGGACAATCCGCAGTCTTCGGCGCTAACCTTCGGCGGAACGGTTTCAACTGCTACGAGGGCAACGGCGACACAGCAAAAAACGAGCGTTCTGAATGTCAAAAAGGTTGAAAAATCGGTCGGGGTGTTGACTTCAAACTTTGCGGAAAGTCTCGGCGGTTTAAAGCTCGCAAAGACCACGCAATCAGAGTATGACGCGCTGGAATCTACGGACGAAAACACGGTTTATCTGATTTCCGACGGGACAAGCACAATGTACGAGCGGTTGAAAAAAGAGCTGCTCGAAACATTAAATAATCGGTTGAACGGCTTATCGTTCCTAACAGTTACGCAGTCGGAATATGACGAAACAACCTCACCCGACGAGAACACGGTCTACATAATAACGGAGGGCGAAAATGATACTGAATAACGCGAAAAACATCATGCTCGGCGCGGGGGAGGTCTCGCGCATAATGCTCGGGAGCGAGCTGATTTGGGAGCGCAATGCCACGCCTACTCCGATACCGATTTTTAACGCGGATTTGAAGTCGTATACTCTTGGCAGTACCACTATCGCAAACATCGGTTCGGATACCGACAGCGTATCGTGTTTTAACGTTGACACAGGTTCGTACAGCTTGACCGATAACGTCAAACCCGCCGACAACGGCGTGTATCTTAACGGTTGGGGCAAAATTTACATCAATACGAATTTGTTCCGCAGAACTACTCCGTGGACAGCAGAAACAGTCTGGAACGGTATTTCAATGCCGAGCAAGCAGTATGTCCGAATTTTCAGCAACAGCGCAGACCAGTTTGAATTTTATTTCGATACGTACAGCAACATGTTGAATTTGACGTTCATAAAGCCGAGCGGGTCTGTCGAAATTCTAATGTCGGGCGCGTACACCAGCAACAGCCGAACCGTGCAAATTCCGAGCGTGACAAAAGACGTTCTCGCAAACAAGTTTTCGCTGAAAATGGTGAACGATGGGGAATATGTTACCGCGAAATTCAACGGCGAAAGCATTGCGAGAATGCAGACAAATGTGTTCGCGCAGAACAACACAAACGAACAGATTGCGGTCGGAAATTACGATTTCTGGACTTCTGCCGCTTCGCCTGTCGGAACGATATCGTCGTTTAAGGTTTACGACGAGGTGATTTGAGGTGACAGAATGACAAGTACAATAATTGTAGCGATAATCACAGCGGTATCTGCGGTGACGTGCCAGTTGATAATTGCGACGGAGAACCGAAAGGAAATGCGGCAGACACAGTTTGATTCGCAGAAACTGATTGAATACAAAATCGACAAGCTTTCCGAGCGTGTGGACAAGCATAATTCGCTGATTGAGCGAACCTATGAACTGGAGCGCAAGGCGGCGGTTGTTGATGAGGAAATTAAGGTTGCAAACCACAGAATTGAGGATTTGGAAAGGAGCGAGCATTCATGAAAAACTGGGTAAAAAGAGCGGTGCGGACGTTTGTGCAGTCGGCTGTCGGATATGTCGCCGTTGCCGTTCCCGCAATTGACTGGACGAGCAGTGGCAGGGCTACACTCAAAACCGCGCTTGTCGGGCTGGGTGTTTCGGCTGTTTCGGCGGGGATTTCGGCGGTTATGAATATTATGGACGATATGGAGGGATAGCATGAAAATCACGTTGACGGCGGCATATTTCGCCACGCCGAACACTACGCTGTTAGGCTATATGGGCGAGACAAACAGCCGTGAGATTACGTTTGAGGGGCTTGCGGCAGAGGGTGCAGACGGGTACAAATTGCGTGTGTCTTACTCTGATGGTGTGCAGTACGACCTTGCTATCGAGGACGGTAAATGCGTTGTTACAGGTTCTCTGCTCCGTGATGTGGGGTATGTGACGTTACAGGTTTTGGCGGTTAAGCAGGAGGACGGCAGTTTTACATACGTGAAAAAATCCAATATTTTCCGTGCGGAGATTAAGGAGTCTATTGACGGTGAATCTGCGCCAATTCCTACCTACGAGGAATCGGTTGCCGCACTGGAGAAAGTTCTAAGCATTGAGGACAGCGCAAGCAAGAGTGCCGAGCGTGCGGAGACTGCGGCGCAGACGGCGGAGAGTGCTGTGGGAACTGTTGCAGAATCCGCAACGGTTGCTAAAAGTGCGGCTGAATCTGCGGAGAGCAGTGCGAGGAATGCCGCTGAATCTGCTGAAACTGCAACAAATTCGGCTACACAGACAGCGCTGGATTTGGCGGAGATTAAGGCGATTGCGGAATCCGTGTCGGAAAAGGCTGACACGGCTCAGACTGCCGCTGATACGGCGAAACAGTCCGCTGAGAGTGCGGAAAAATCGCAGAGTGCAGCGGAGACTGCGGCTGATTCTGCACAGAAAGTCGCTGAGAGTATTCCAGAGGATTACAGCGAGTTAAGTGGTGATGTAACAGCTATATATCAGGCAACTTTTGACGTATCAGCCAACCTATTAAATACGGAAGACTCCGATTTTATTATTGGAAAACGTTTTGCTAATCTCACGACAAGCTATATCATGGACGCTAATAATTTTATCATTAGTGGCTTTATACCCTGTAAGAGCGGAGATATAGTAAAAGCAAAATATCAATATCAGGGTTCTAATATACACTCATTTGCGTTTTACGATGAAAATAGAAAGTATCTTTCACAGATGGGATATATGTCTAGTGAAAATACAAGAGAGCTTGAAACTGTTGCGCCTGAAAATACTGCCTATGTACGCCTTTGTTGCTATACATATACAAATAATGAAATTGAGGGAACATGGTCGGAAGTTGTTATGGTCACCATAAATAATGATATTCCGTCCGATTTTATTCCATATGGTCAAACAATACTGAAAGATAATTTTAATGCAGAAAAAGCCTACAAAATGGCTGAAACGTCTTCAGAAAGAACCAGCTTTGAAAAAGCTGTAACTTTCTTCTGCCCGTCAACCATCTATGGCATTAAAAATCGTTTGTCGAGACCGCGAAAAATTCCAATCGAAAATCTTATCATCGGAAAAAATATTGATGATTTTTATACGGAACAAAACGAGTATTCAGTATACACGAATAAGGGTAACGATGCAATCGTAATTAGCGATGAAGGCGAAGGTACTCCCGTATACATCAAGGGGAAAGTTACAGGAGAAACATATTTTTCAAAAACACTCTGGGCTAAGTTTATTAAAAAAGATGAATTAACAAATCCATCCGCAGAGAAAAATGTATTAATAATCGGCGATAGTTTTACCGATATGGGCGTATTGCCATGCGAAATAAAAAGAAATCTTACGATTGATTTAGGACTGAGTAATTTAAACTTCGTCGGGCATAAGGAAGATACGAACGACGATATAACTTGCAAAAACTGTGGTGTAGGTGGCATTACTCTAATGGATTATATTAAAACTGATAATTCGCAAGGTAGACCAGAAACAACATGGAATAATCCTTTCCTTTATGATGGGGAAGTTTCGGTAAAACATTATATGTCACAATATACAAATGATGACGAACTTGACATCGTTGTTATTGAATGTGGCGTAAACGACTTGATTACTGGAATTTCACAATACGATACAATAGCACAAACAACGGTAGAAAGAATGAAAAGCCTCGTGGATATAGTTCATACACAGTATCCTGATTGCAAAGTATTCTGTGTCGGACAAAAATATGCAAATAATATACAAACATCTATAAACGCACTTGCGTTTAATAAGCTTGTAGTTGCCATGAATGCTGGATATTCTGATTTATGTAATGGTTCATTGTATTCCTCTTTCTGCACATATGTTGATATAGCATTATTATTTGATAGTGTACATTTTTCACCCTATCAAATGAAAAACATTTACAAAGGGTCAGATGAGACAGTAAGATGTATAACAGATTGGCTACACCCTAATACCGCTGGATTTTATGAAATCGCTGAGCAAATTGCTGGCGCAATTGCTTATACACTATTCAAAACTTAAAAATAAGGAGGCTTATTTTATGAGCAACAGTAAACTAATCAGCTACACAAAATTATCCCCGAACCATTCCGGTAAGAGGACACATTCTATTGACCGCATTACACCTCATTGTGTTGTCGGACAGCAGACAGCGGAAACAATCCTTAACGGCTTCTATCCGTCCTCACGTCAGGCAAGCTGTAATTACTGTATCGGCAAAGACGGCAAAGTCGGTTTGTGCGTAAACGAGAGTAATCGCTCATGGTGTTCCAGTTCCAACGAGAACGACCAGAGGGCGGTGACAATCGAATGCGCTTCCGATACAACTCACCCCTACACTATGAATGGGGCGGTTTACAATTCACTGATTGAGTTGTGTGTTGATATTTGCAAGCGTAATGGCAAAACAAAATTGCTT